GTATAAACCAATATACCAAGCGGCGGTGTAGGCGCTACCACTAAAGTATTTGTCATTCATGTCTTTTAATCCGACGTTGACAACCAAATTATTCTTGGTCGCTTCCCATTTAAGGACGCCTTCTTTATCAAAACATTGAACGGTAAACATACCACCGCCTTTTATACCTTCTTTTGAACTGTTACTTTTTGTAACGGCCGCACCTAAAACATCTACTGCATTTGCTTTACTGTTTAACATAACTAACTCCTTAATTGAGGCGGATAATCGCCGAAGTATTTGTATCCGCAGGAAACTCAACCGTGAATGTAGTGGTCGAAGTTTTATCTGCACCAAAATCTAAGACACATACTGCTGTCCCACCATCTTTATAAATCAAAGCCCCCCGAGCAGTAATCACACCTGCCCAAGATACATTGCTAAATGAAACAAAAGATACACCATCTAGGCTAGACACCGTAGGTGCTAAGACTAAACCTCCAGCAACGTAATCACCGCCAGAGGCTTCACCGTCTGCTGTATAGCCTGTCGTGCTTGCGCTTAACGAGGCAGAGTTTGTGTATAGAGCTAGTTTAAACGTGTTTCCACTAAAGTCCACATCCCCATTTAAGAGGGCGGTCTTAAAGCTGTCACACGTGAAGTTTCCCGTAAAGGCCATATTATCTCACCGGTAGGCGGACTTGGCCGCTTCTATAGGCATCTTGTCTCTCTTTTCCGTCGCCCAACTGTTTTAATAGCGACATGGCTTCATTGTACTTTGCTTCATAGTTAGCCACTACGTCTGCTTCTTGACGCTGGAAGATTGAGGCTTCGCGCATAGCACCGTAGAAAAGAGCTGAATCGAAGTTGTCACCAAGCCAAGTTGAACCTGAAGTAACGATTGACTCAGGGTAGAAAAAGTAATGAAGCTCGACGGTATAGCTTGCGTTAGGTGTTGGACCCAATATGAGTGATATTTCATTTGTAAGCGCCGTTGGTAAACCCGCTGTGGTCGTGGGACCAAAAATAGCGTAGTACTTAGGTAGCCCCACATCTAATGGACTAGGATACGCTTGACGAATAAAGTTAACATCTTTGCTAAGTAGGTACTCGTAGTTACCACCCCCGTCTACTACTGCAACCGAGTACACCGATAAAAAATCAGACGGTGTGGATAAGTACTTATTACCTATTGTTGTATTGCCGTCTACGTTTTTACGCAAATAGGCCAACTGCACAGAGTTATAAATCTTCTGCTCGGCAATTTTTACGAACGTGGGAATATTCTCGACAAACAGTTGTTCATCGCTTTCCGAGTACGAAGTAATTGCGGCGGTAAGCTCTGCGTAATTCATGATTAGCCCATTGGCCCTCTAGCCATTATTCCACGAGTAGCCGCACCTGTACCACGTATTTTAATGCCAGATGTCTTCGTATCTTGACGGGCAGGATTACCCCCGCTTACACGACGTGCAGGCATACCGCCGGGAGTCGCTTCCATAGCTGACATAGTGTTAGGGTCTGTCTTGTAACTTTGAGAAGCTGCGGCGGTTTTAGAATCAATGCTCTTACCGTCCATAGTATGGGGCTCCGCATAGACTTCGGCTGAACCAACTTCTTTACCCATTAACTTCTGTGAGAACTTAGCCATATCAACCCCCTTGATTAGCGACTTTAGCCAGACCACGACCGACAGCCTTCATCTTCTCAGATGATACGCCTAATGAGCGCTTGCCACCGTGTTGCATGCCTTTTTTTACACCGTCGTTAGGGAAAACTTTTACGTCAGTCTTACCTTTTTTTACGATACCGTCTGCTGCTGATTTGTAACCCATGATGGCTCCTAAGTAATGACAACCGTAACGGTGCCAAGTGTAATGATTAATTGTAAGGCATTGGGGGTTAAACCGCTATCTCTAGCACCACCAACAGGTGCCCACCCCCACTGAAATATTCTACTGCCCCCTGATGGGTCACCATTGTCATCCAATCCCGATACAATATAACTTATGTCTGGTCTTGGTTCACGCACGGCCTGTGGGTCGTTTACAGGGTACATACCTAACTGTAGCTGGGGCTGATCTGGATTCCAGCAAGCTTTACAAACTTTAATCTGATATAGCTTGGTCTTAACAACTTCTTTCTTAAGCTGAGACAACTTAAACCGAAAACCACACCTATCGCACTCCGCGATACTATTTTTACCTGACGCGTATTTAGAGGGCATAAGTCACCTCAATAAAACATATTGCGGGGTACAAAACGAAGCGGCGCTTTTTCCCGATCTTCCGAGCTTGCCAAATCTAACTGTTGCTCATACTCAGATTTTAAAAACATAATTCTTTCCGGCGGTATGTTTGATAATTTAGCGGACAAGTAAAAAGCTAGGCCCGCCACCATACATGTAAGGAACCGAAAAGGAATATCTTGTGTAGACACACCCCCACCCGAGTCCTGAATACGCCGTAAACGCCAATACACAAACGTATACTGATTACCCGGAGAGTTAGGGGTAGGCCAGATTACAATCTTTGGGTTGTTCGTGCCAGTACCCGGATAGTCTGCACCGGACTGACGATTAATCCATACTTGAATGGGGCGCCCCTGTGCGTTCTTTGTAGGGATAGTAGCGTAGGTAGACTCTGAAATGCGGGAAATGTTAATGTCAATTTGCCCTTGGCCTGTACCTGTACGAATGACTGTATCTAACAAATCAATTGTATCGCCCGGCAGGTCGTATGTAGCTTGCCCTGTCACCAGAGGGATAGAGCCCTGTTCTATTGTCCAGAGATTAATGCCACGGTTTGCCCACTCAATAGTTAGTAGGTTTAAGGAACGCCGCGCAGTACGTAGGTCATAGCCAGTACGCATCTCCGAGCCAACTCTCTCAAACGCCTCTTCAATTAACTCAGAGAGATCGAGATTAAACGTTGCGATGCCAGATGTGGTCATTATCTAAACCCTGCTGTTTTCTTTGCAATGCGCTTTGGTTGCGCTACAAATTGTTTACCGGAAGCGTTGCCCGCCCGCTTTGCTTTCGTCGTTGCCGCATACTCCGCAGGGGTTAATGCTTTAATCGCTTTCTCTGGCAGATACCGCTCACCTGTCTCACTAGACTTCTTGCCAGACTTAGTTTGCCATTTCTGGTCACCCCAGTCTTTAAGCGATTTCTGAGGGGCTTTAATCACGGTACCCACCACCACTAGCTTTGTATTTCTTAGCCATTATTTGCGCTTTACGGGCGCTCCATTGGCCCGGCTCACCACCAGCAGTACCAGCTTTAACACTATTAAAAATACGCTTACGCATACTGGGCTTTGTGTAATTACCTGCTTCGTTAACTTTGGACTTGACCTTGCCACCTTCGGCGTACATATCTACATCTTCAGGCTTGTCTTTACGCTTAACGGCTTTCTTCCCCGGCATTTTTGACGGTAAAATATCACCCATCCCCCGGGAAGCTCTCATCGCATCATGCCCTTAGTTTTGCCGCGAATCGCACAACCATCACCGCGTTTAGAAGCTGAGGATTTAACTGCACCACCTTTTTTCATGCCACTATCTGTCTTACCGCGGAAACGCCCTTGCATAGAATCAATATTCATAGAACCACGTAGTTTTTTTACAAGCTCGCTATTCTTAATTCCATCAATTGCATCACCAATAGGCCCGTTACGTTCAAACATTTTATCGTAGGCTTCTTCGGCTTTAGACTTAGCTTTAGACTTAGCTTTTGGTGTAGGACTAGTTGGTGTAGGGCTAGTTGGTGTAGGACTAGTTGGTGTAGGACTAGTTGGTGTAGGACTAGTTGGTGTAGGACTAGTTGGTGTAAGACTAGTTGGTTTACTTTTGCGGGGCATGGCAACAGGCATGGCTTCTACGCCTCTTTCCTCACGCTCCATATTTTCTTTAATTGCTTTACGAGCGCGTTCTCTAACATCGTCTTTAATGCTAGTAGCACGACCTTCGCGGATACCACCACCATCTTGATATTTTTTCATTTTAGCAAGCTTTCTTGGTTTTTCCACCCATAGCCATCTTGACCATAGTAGTTTTTGTTTTGCCACGAACAGCACAGCCATCAATCGAACCACCGCTCTTAAGCTTAGCTAAGTTTGATTTCTTGCCACCATGTAATTGGCTCTCATGCATGCCAACAGCTTTCTTAGCCATCGTTTTATCTTGTTTTTTATCCGCACCCATCTTATCTTCTGGGCCATCTTTCTTTGCTTTTTTATCCGCAATCATTTTCATAAAATCAAATTTCTTACCATCTTTTGCCATACCGCCAGATTTCATCTTATGCATCATAATCTTCACCTTGTTTAAAAAGTTTATCTAAAGAATTTGTCCATTAACCACGTAAACGCCGCCCCAACTCCTGCGGCCGCACCGCCTACATACATCAAAGTTCTCCAGCCACCCTTAGCTTCGGATAATGTCTTTTGTATATCTGATAAGGTTTTCTTTATTTCGTCCATATCTTTGACTA